CGAATCGTCCAGAGGCTCAGAAGCATGTTTAGGATCAGCAAAATCAGGGTTATCTCCGATAGCATGTCCTTCAACCCGACCCGAACGGAACCCAGACCGGCCTTAATCCTCTCGTTTCGGGAACCACCCGCCCGCCCTTCATGTCTTTCCCACAGTTATGATGCTTCGCATCAACGCTGGAGCTGCGCTATACCTTTCCTAAAGGGGAACCCTACCACAATTGCTAAAGTAGGCTGAACGGTCCCAGGGGCATGCCGACACGCAAGCACCGGGGGGAAGTGAGCCGGGGGACGAAGGCATTCAGCCAGAAGTCTGAGTCTGGCTATCCGGGGAGCTTCCCGGTCAATTTCCTGCGCTGGGTCCGTCGTAGTGGCTGGTGGGGCGACGAGAGGCTGTATCTCTGCTGTGGGGGTGTTCTGGACGAGGATTCTGACCGCCTCGACATCCAGACGGAAATAGATGTCGAGGTCGGAGGCCGTCGAGGTCACAATGCCACCGTCCAGAGAAGCAGGACGACGAAGACCACGGCAAACATCATCGGAGACGCGAGAGACACGGGCCTCCCTGATAGCTCCTACGATTGGGTCATGCTCGACCCGCCGTATTCTCGTGAGCTGGCTGAGACCATGTATGGCACCGATGAAGTCTATTCGGGGGTCAATACCTTCGTCGCAGAGGCGGCCCGTCTGTGCAAGCCCGGAGGGTATGTGTGCGTCTTTCATTACGACATGGCCTTCTGTCCTGCTGGCTTCGACCTCGTGGCCTGCTGGGGCATCTATCAAATCCCATCCGTCCGATACATGACGGCGTTTCAAGTGTTCAAGAAAAGGGGCGAGAGAGACTTGCAGGGGTTAGAACCATGGATATGAGAATGCCTCATCAATACACTCACGGACGCAGGCTGAGAATGTGGGAGCTGTGCTGTGGCTCTAAGACTGTGGCTCAAGCCTTCAAGGACGCTGGCTGGCAAGTCTGGACGACAGACATTGAGCCAGAGTGTAAGCCTGACTTCGTGGGGGATCTGCGAAACTATGACTTCGAGGATTTGGTCAGGATAAGCGGGTTCCGTCCAGACTTCATCTGGTTCTCTCCGCCATGCACCGTCTATTCAGTCGCCAATCTGGGAAAGCATCACTTCGAGAAAAGGGGCAAATCACTTGTTCCCGTCACGCCTGAGGCCCTAGAATCGAATCGGTTCGTCCTCCATGGCATAGACATCATAACGGCCTCAGAATGCGCCTATGCCGTCATCGAGAACCCCAGGGCGCTGCTGAGGACTCAAAGCATGATGAAGCAGCTCCCCCGGTTCACCGTCACCTATTGCCAATACGGTCTCGACCACATGAAGCCGACCGACCTCTGGGGATGGGTTCCCTACTCGTGGAGTCCTCGAGCATGCAACCCCGGTGATGACTGCCACGATGCCAGCCCGAGAGGGACAAACACCGGGATGGCAAAACACCGAGACCCGAGGGTTCGAGCCATCGTCCCTCGGGACCTCGCCCTTGAGCTAGCGATAACAGCCTGCCACGATTTCCCGAAGCGCTACGGACTCGAGAGTTGGTTGAGATGAAGGAAAAATACCGACGAAATAAATTCGCCACTCTCATTTTTGAAGGTCACTCGAATGGATTCGACAACAACCGAGTAAAGCGTCAATGCGTCGGTTGCCAGAAATACCGACGATCGGCAAATCCCTCATGGGTCTGTGCTTCCTGCCGGGCTAGGGGGATCTCATTGGTGATACCATGAAACTCGTCTGTCGGAAATGCGGTATTGATTTCCCCCTGACGACCTTTCACGAGGTCGAGGAAGTCCAGCGTCTAACCTGCGGCGGCGGCGGGACGCATCGGTTGGTTGGTTCTCGATGACGAGGAGCTACGGCTGGACCGGGCAGTTGCGCCATGGTCTCTGGGAGTGTAAATGCGGGCATTGGAATTACTACCGCACCATCACTCTGAGGATTGATTCTAACTGCAACGCCCAGGGGTGCTCATACAGAGCCAGAGTCGTGCTGGATAGGTCGGAGAGGTCAGGCGGTCGACCTAGGCAAGTCATCGTGAAGGAATATCCGCACTATCGCCCACCTCGGACAGTGAAGCAAGAGCAGTATGCCCGAAACGTTCACCGCAGGAGGTCCCGAGAGATAGGAGAGAGGCTGGCTATCAAGAAAGACCGTGGCGTATTCATGACGGCGGGGGATCTGCAGGAGGCTCAAGACCGGGCAGACCTAGAAAGGCATGGAGGAGTGTTTCGCCTCGAGCATCGGCCAGACTTGAAGCGGCATCCTGACCTTGGCGGGTCTCGAATGAAATTGATTCGAGATGAGCTATTCATCCTGCAGTTAAAAGAGACATGGGCCAATAAAGGCGAAAATGACCCTCAAGACCCCCCCTCGAAGCACTAGAATGTGCCACCACCTCCGCCTCCCGGGGCACCGGACAAGAACTCGGATCTGAATTCAGCGAAGGAGCTAAACAATCGGTCCCAGAAGTCCTCGATGCCTTCTGCGTATTCGGTGTAAGCCGCGTCAGCATCCTGCACAGCCTGACGAGACAGAAACCAACCCTTGAATCCCTCAGCCACAGCCAGGGCCAGCGCATTGACCCCGCCCCCAGCGGCCCCCAGAGCTGCCATCAGGCCGTCCGTGATGAGTTCCTTGCCGGTTAGCATCTCTAGGCCCACGAGTAGGATCACTACGGTCGTCGCGTCGCTAGTGAGATTGAAAATTCCCCTCGAGACATTCCTGAATGAGTATGCCGTAGCGACTTGCTCGAGCAGCCTACGCTCAGACTCTTGAAACTCTATCCGGTGAATTATCACTTGGTCTGGGGGCGATTTAGGCATCTATCTCGAACCCACCTATCCATACAGTGAATGCGGCGGCTGATGCTGCGCTAACCGGTAGGACGACGAGGGTGTAGTATGGCGGGAGAATCCAATACGCGCCCGAGGAACGCTGCCAATTACCCCAGAACGTAAAGGGTGCGTTCTGGGTTCCGGTCGCGCCTTCGATATTGCCGATACCCACCGCGATAGCTCCTTCCAGATTGGTGAGGGTTTGCGTTCCGTCCGGGTTGCCTGATAGCGACGTGCCAGGGGGAACCTGCGCGAAATAGTAGTATTCCGAAGCATCCCCACCGTAATAGGACAGAGCTGTGATTAGCATGGGTTTGTCTTCTGCCTCGAAGACTCTCCAGACCTTGTCTTGGTCACTGCCTGCCGCTACGCCGCCCGTTGATTGACGGTATTTGCCGAGCCGAAACATCAGGCATCACCGCTTTTCCGACCATCTCACGATCTCCCTCATGCGCTTAACGCCCATGAGCTCACAATCGAATAGGAGTTTAGCGGCCTTCTTGACCGCCGCTTTCTCAGAAGCAGACATGATTTTCATTCGAGCCTTTGCCCGCTTTGAAATCGCCATTAAGCATCAGTCCTGAAAACCATGCGGGTGTTCAGGGCGACGGGGACTCTGGTAGGCGTGAAAGTCCCAGGGCAATCTCCCGCACTCGCATTGAACCCGATAGAACCGATTGGAACGCCTGAGCCATCGAGGACATAGACGGGCGATTCAAGTTCGGTGTCGTTAGCTCCTGCCACGGCAAACCAATGAGAGATAGTCCTGCCCTGCAGTGTGAGTCCTAGGCTCTGGCCGTCGAGGACCGAGACAAATTCATGCTCACCAGCGCCGCCAGGGGTGACGCTGAATACATGATACTCCCCGTTCGTGCAGGCCACGCTAACGGCGGCTTCCCTGTCCGTGCCGGAATTCACCATAACCTGAATTGAGTCGCCAGAGGCAATCGTCTTCGGGTAAGGGATCGGCGCAGGCAGGCCGCAGTTGCCGCCAGAGGTCCCAGCGCCTCCGCCGATTGGTAGAGCTGCCTTGATTTTGCCAGCGCTCTGGACATACGCCCATGTGAAGTCATTCTCTGCTTGAAGACCCGCCGAGGTCAGGACATACTGCCCATGCTGTTGAGTGGCAAAGGTGCCAAAGACTTGCACACTTCCAACGAAGTCACCATCTGTGCGGACCTCGTCCTGAGTGGCCTCGGTTGTGGCTGAGTTGTGCAGGGGGACAACGCCGCCTCGTGAGCTAATTGTTGAGCCGTAGCAATTCACATTCGCCATAATTTCACAGCCTGATTCCAGCCCCTAGAGCTGGCTTGACGATATTTCGGTTGATATTCGAGATTGGTCGGCGCAGAAGGCGCTTGCCTATGCGGAATGTTACCGAGGTCCCGAAGGCGGCTACTGCCATCGGGAGAAGGTTGTTTTGAAAATTGGTTGCCATCGTATCGAGCGCCATGGTCGGCTCTTTCATTAGATCGCCAATCGAAATTTCTCCCTGCCCGGAAATCACCATATCTCCGCGACCCACACCGCCGGTCGTAACCGTGGTTTTCAAGTCGGCAGCTCCGGTGACGAAGCCCCAGGGTGATGTCCCGGCCACGCCTTCCGTCAATATGGTTGCATAGACATACGCCTCAAGTGCGTTGAGCACCGAGAAGGTCTTCCGGCGTGAACGCTTCCTTTTCTTCCGGGCCATCGGGACCTAGGCGGGACTCAGCGCCTTATGATATTTTTTCAGCCGAAAATTTACCATCCTCGCCTCGAATAGTCTCGATTGGGAGATTCTGGACCCGCTGGGTTAGGATCTGAGCTAGCGCTTGCTGGATAGGGTTAGGCGGCTCGAAGTCACCCAGGCCACCCTCGAGCAGCGAGTCAAGCCGGTCGTGAATCGAGGTCATCACGAGACCTAGCCCGTTCTGGATAGCCAGAGAGAGAACGCGAATCGTCCAGAGGCTCAGAAGCATGTTTAGGATCAGCAAAATCAGGGTTATCTCCGATAGCATGTCCTTCAACCCGACCCGAACGGAACCCAGACCGGCCTTAATCCTCTCGTTTCGGGAACCACCCGCCCGCCCTTCATGTCTTTC